TGATTTTTTGTTTCTTAGTCGGTCTTAAATTTTTATTCAAGTTCATAGTCAATAGATGTGCTCTTCTTCCAGTGTTGGGCATAGAAATCTCCTGTAAAAAATGTTGTGTGATAATAGGCGTAATATAGGACATATTAACCTTCCGTAATGTAGACCTGGAATCAAAAATCTAGTAGATCCTCAAACTCATCGTCTTCGTCATCCCACCAGATGTCTTCTTCCATAGAAGTATTTAGTTATAGATCGGCTTGTAAATGGTGATCAATTCTTCTTTTCCTTTAACTTTTATCTTGTCTACCTCAACAGATTCTATGTTTTTCAACTGTTCTTGTGTATAAGAAGAATATATTAATGCTGGTACTTTACCATTCTTGTCTTTATAGTTACGTGTTGCAGCTTCTAGTCTTGCAGCTAGATTGACAGCATCACCAATAACAGAATAGTCTAGTCTAGTTTCAGAACCCATATTACCAACAATACAAGTTCCTGTGTTGACACCAGAACCAATATTGATATCTGGTAATCCTTTTTCTTTAAATTCTTTTTTGATGTTCTCTGTTTCTTTTGCACATTCGATAGCTGTCTTTACTGCCATCTCAGCATGATTAGGACAATCAAGTGGTGCGTTCCAAAATGCCATAATACAATCACCCATATACTTGTCAATCGTACCACCATTCTTCAATACAATTTTAGACATACGATTTAAGTAATCATTTATTACATTGACTAGTCCTTCTGGATCATCGTTGTTTTTATAGTATTCAGATATTGGTGTGAACCCTACGATGTCCATAAACAAAAATGACATCTCTTTTCTGTCACCACCAAGTTTTAACTTCTCTGGATTCTTTACAAGTATTGCCACCTGTCTTGGATCTAAGTATTTCTCAAACTGTTTTCTGATTTGTTGTTTCAGTTTAAACTCTAATATAAATCGATTGAATATAGCATGCATTGATACAATTGTCAAGGTAATAATTATCCATGTGACATCAACAAGGAATAATTTATTACTAAAGAACCAGTATGATGCATATATTGACGCACCATATATCGATAATATCTTAATCGCTATCAACCAATATGGGGCAAAACGTACGAGTACTATTACACTAAAACCAATTAGAATGCTCGCTAGCGTCTCTCCAAGCGGACTTAAATCGTGTCTTTGTATTGATTTTCCACTCAATACTGTATCTAACGTGCTAGCAGACAACATGTAATCATACTGCTCACCGATGGGTGTAGCGATAATAGATGCAAGTCCTTCAGCCGTAATACCTACAACAACTGTCTTACCAGCAAGAGATGAGAAGTCATCTGAACTAGCAGATACTATGTCATATTCTTTGTTCCATGTCAACCATATTCTAGCATTAGGGTCTGTCTTAATGACTGGAAAACCTGGTACACGAACTGCCTGTATACCTGTTGGTCCAGACTTGACTTGATAACTTGGATTACCTGTTGCAACTCTAATTACTTCTACTGCCATTGCAGGATATGTGTCATCACCAATTTTCATAATCAGTGGCACACGTCTTACTACACCATCTATCTCTGGTGCTGTATTGATAACACCTACACCATCTGCAACATGAAACTCTGGTATTGGTCCTAACATACCATCCCATTCAAATAACCATGGTAATGGATCACCAACTTTTGCAACACCACGTGGCACAGAGTTCTTGTTTGTTTGTGATGTACCAACTTGTGCTATGACAACAAACGAACCTTGTAATAAATTTGCAAGTTGTTCATCGCCACCTAGTCTATCTGGTTCTGAGAATAGTATTGGCATCATAATAACACCAACTTGTGCTTCTCTTAACTTGACTAATAGATCACCAATGACACGTCTATCCCATGGCCATTGACCATACTTCTCCATAGATGCTTCGTCTATAGTGACTATGCCTATATCTGGCGACTTCTCTTTTGGTTGTGATTGAAACAGTAAATCGAATGATTTAAGTTTGAGTATTTGCTTTACTTGTGGTTCTTGCCACCCAATATATGACACTATAATAAGTGTAACTAAAGCAAATAACCAATGAGTTAATATTTTCATTCTTCACTATCTTTTAGTTCATAGAAAAACTTGGTGTCATCACCAGCAGTCCATTTTTGTTCACCTTCTACACTATACTCTATAGACGACACCTCAAAGTCAGGAAACTTTAGTTTACTAGGTGTGTATGATTTGTCATAGAATATTACTCTATTATTTGGTTGAGCTGCAAAGTGACCATTTTCTAGTTTGATAATATTAAATGATTTGTGTTGTGTAGGCACTTCACTATAAGTTACATTTCTCTCTAAGTTTGTTGAGTTTGCATTGTCTATTGTAAACATATACCAACCTTTGTACCATTTCTTACTTGGTGATAGATATTTACACTGATTGCCTTTTAACATTTGTTTTTCAACAACAGTAATATCGTAACTAAAACAATCCCATAATTGTAATTCTGTTAGTGGTAAATCTTCTTCTGGTTTCTTCCATACAAATGCACTGATTGGTAGTTTATCAAACAATGCCCCATATTCAGGTATGTAAGTTTCGAAGTATAATGCTCTGCCTTGTATAGATTTGGCAGTAACCCATATACCCTCTACGAGTTCACCATGTCCTCGTTGAAGATCGTACAAATACTCTTTTTTAACAAATAACTCTATGGGTGGAGTATTAACTACAAGATATGCCATTTTTAGCCTGAACTAATTTTGAGTGTACCACTATCGTTCCACAATTGTCCTGCGTTGTTAGGGTCACTAGTTGGTAGATTTGGCAACATTACTGTGCCACTATTATTCACTACTACAGTTCCTGATAAATCTGGTAGTGTAATTGTTCTATCTGCTGTTGGATCACCTGGATCTAGTGTTGTTTCATTTGTATTGTTGGTAGCTCCCTCAAATTTTAATTTCATACTTGACAATAAAAACAAACCATCTTCATTTATTCTGGCTGTTATTTTATTAGTACCATTGTTTCTAACCCAAAATTCCATGATACCATCTTCACTACCATTTGTTACATCACCAATTTTACCTTTGATTTGTGCATAACTTCTAGTTACGCTTGTAGATGATTCCCCTCTAAAATCTATTTCACCAAGATAGTCACCATTTGCTGGACTAGCACTGTTTCTATGTAAATCAATACTTGGTCCTGCTGTTTGGTCGTCATCTGTATCAACTAATGTAAGAGCATCAATATCAACACTATTTGATATAAAATTACTATCATTTGTTAATTGACTTACTGCTGTAGGTATAGTTGTATTACCTGCAAGTGCTGTTGTAGAAGTTGTGCCTAATTGTAAAGCATCTGTAATTCCATAACCTGATATTGTTGTAGGTTTGTTTGATAAGTCTGTAAACGAACCACTAAATGAACTTGGTGTATCAGCACCAATAAACTTACCATCGCTTGATCTGTATTTTAAAAACTTGCCATCTACTAATACTGTTGCTCTATCAATATCATCTAAGTCACGTATATTGACAGCACCACCACCACCTAAACTTTCTAGTTGCCTTGATACTAAGTTTTTAAATGTTTTAAATTCTCTTTCTAATTTGTCGTTCTCTGCTTGCTCTTGTACATTTGATTTCTTAATTTGTGTAATTGTCTGATCAACAATACTTGGTTCTTGTGTTCTGGATTTGACATGACTATAAGCACTAATCTCTACTTCTTCTGGTATAACTTTATCTTCAGGTTGTAGAGGATCTGGTATTACTGCTGGTTCTACAATAACAGGTTCTGGTTCTTGTACCTTAGTTGATATGTTGATAAGTTCGTCAAGTAGATTATGTTTTGATTCCTCTAAATTAGGAACAGCATATTTCTTTTCGACTTCTTCTTTTCTTTTGTCTGATTCTTTTTTGAGTTCAGCTATTTGACCAAACATAGATTGTAGATCAGTGTCATTTTTGACCTTCTCTGCAAACTTTGACTTTTCACTTGATATTTCTTCAAAAAATTTAGATAATTCACTTGCCATAATGATATTTATATCCCTAGTTTTGTGTTACTGTGACGGCACAACCATTAGAATTAGCACAATATCCAGTTAATGAATATGATCTATTTGATGTGTCTGTCTGATCTAAGTCTAAGTTATAACCACCACCACTATTTGTTAGATTGATTGTTGCTGTGTGATCGCCATATCTTTGAAATACATCTACTGTATGCCCACTATCCACTGTGATTGATGAGGTTTGTTTATCACTATTACCTCGTTGTAATAAAATTATATCGTTATTGCCACCATTTACATCTAATATACTGTAATGATCTCCAGCACCTCGTTGTGTAATTTTTATAGTATTAGAACTGCCATCTATATCGTTGAAAGAATATTGTCCACCATTACCATTATCATCTGTTTGATAACTTGCCACGGTATTACTATCTCCAGTAATATACCAATAGATATCATTATCACCTGTTTCGTCATTGTCTATATTACCAGCTTCGTGTTTGCCTTGCCATGCTTTTACATTGTTGTTATCACCATCCACATAAACTCTTACAATGTTGTTGTCTTGTGATTGTACCTGTACATCAATGACATTATTGTCGCCGTCTTGTACTTCAGCGATTACACTATTGCTATCGCCATTTACTGTTGTTGTAATTGTATTATCTGTATCGCCACCATTACCTATTTCATCAAACGTATAATTATTATCACCAGTTACGTTTGTTATAATTGTATTATCTTGTCCGTGATTATCTGCTAAATTAATATTACTATTACCTGTTTGACTAACATCTGTTTTTTTACCTGATGAAGAATCTGACCATACTCTTATTTGATTACTATTACCTGTTTGCGAGAACGTGGCTGTACTGTTAGTGCCATACACTATGGCAGACCCACTACCACTCAAACCTTCTATCTCATTGTTTTGTCCGTCTTGTGTGACATCTAAATCTAAATTAGAACCTGATTGTATTATGTAGATACTATTAGCAAAAGCAAAACTGATTGATAATATCAAACAGAATACAACCCATATACCAGCACTAACCACCTTGATAGATTGTAATTTCATTGTCTTGCCCTCCTAATTGAAAATCGTACATTTCGAAGTCGTCTTGTATAATATTTAGTATGTATCCATACTGTTGATCTAATCGTAATTCTATATATGCACCACTAGCACCTTCTCTTATCCACACATAATCTGGATCTTCATTTAATATAATGACGCCAGTTTCTTCATCTCTACCAAATACAACATCACCAAAACCTTTTGATTTTTGTTTTTGAAACTCATCCGACATTTGTAATGCTAGTTCTTCATTGATTTGTTTTAGAATATCTGCTAAGAAGTTTTGTTCTAAAAAGTCTATATCTAAACCAGTAACATATATGTTCTCATCTTCTTCCAAATAGTCAACTTCTAATTCGTTAAACTCTAAAAAATCTAAATCTAATGCGTCTGCAATACCTTTTGCTTTTTGTTTATATTCTTCTTCTTCTAAGTCTCTTGGTTTTGCAATGATCAATAAGTTGTTAATAAAACTTTCGTCTAAGTCTAATAATACAGGTGGCATTGGTTTTCTTTCAGGCACATCAACTACCGTAGCTTGAAATGCTTGATTAAGTATAACTTGTCCAGCTGCACTCTCTACAGATATTTCACCAACAAGACAATTACCTTTTACATCACAACTTGGTAATAATATAATTGTAGATGAACCTAGTTCATCGATTGTCATTGAAAAATCTGTACCTCTAACACCAATTGTTGCTGTAGGTGTTTTGATACTTATATTTTGTGCTGAGTTTTTAGCAATCTGTCCTGATGCATATCGTATTGTACCAAGTGATGCTTTTAAAGATAGTTCACCAGTCTGTGTATTTGGGTCATAGATAAACTCATCAATAATTAATTTACTGTGTTCAGTAACGTCTACTCTGGTATCATCTATGAATAGAATACCAACTTTACCTTTACCTGTTTTGATTGTGTCGTAGGAAAAAATATCTAAGGATTGTTCGATTTTGATATCACTGTCACCATCTTTTCGATCAACAATACCATTACCTTTTACTTGATCAACGTTCCCTATGCTGGCCCACAAAGGACCAGCACTAGAGAATAATAATAATACTAGTATTATCCAATTAGTCAGTTTGTGAAATATCAATGTCATGGTTGTCACCAACTGTTGTTAAAGACACATAGTTATCATAGATACCTGATTGTGTTATATCAACATCAGCGATTGAACCTGTATGTGAATGGATAAAGGTGTGTCCATTGACATCACCATCACCATCTATGTCAATTAAGTAATTATTTGTGTCACCGTTTACGGTTAATGTTAAGATAGCAGATGTACCATCAATAGTAGCAGCAACTACGTTACTGTCACTACCAGATGAACCTGTTATTGTTACAGTTGCATTTGAGGCATCACTTGTCTCACCAATATCAATGTCTAAGTCGTTAGATGAACCAACCCATGTAATACTTGCTGTTGCTGTATCACAAGATGAGTTACCACCTGTACTATCACAATTGAAATCAATGTCATTTGAATCACCTGTTACGTTAAATGTTCCTGTAAATGTATCACCGTTTACATCAAACGCCAAAACGTTAGAGCTACCGACTTGATCAATGTCGATTGTGGAAGTAGCACCAGTTACAGTTGCAGCTGTTGTACTATTTCCGACTACGTTGTTTTGGCCGTCTTGGGTAATGTCGAGGTCTAATGTCGCACCAGATTGTGTTACGTAAATGTCGTTAGCATATACCGGTAATGCTATCAACAATAATATGAGTATCTTAGCGAACATCTTCCTTCTCCTGTTTAAGTTCCGATAAAGTCTTGTTCCAGTCTTCATCGATTGTAGACCATAGTTCACAAGCGACACCCTCGTGTATCATCTTCAACACAGCGTATTCGATTGTTGAACGTACGGCATAGTTTACTGGCTCGTTTATTGCGACACCAGTTTCTAGCTCCAGCGCCTTTGTACTCATATCTAAGAACCTGAATACATCGCCACCTTTACTATGTGACGCTATTGTCTTATTTGCAGAAACAGTGACTAAAACTTCACCTGTTTGTACTGCAACGACACGTAGCGAAACTGTTACTTGATCGACACGATATTGCTCGTTTACGCCGATCCCAAAATATCTGGCACCCACACCTCCAGACGTTATGTTTGAATCATATCCTACAATACCACCTTCAATAATTAATCCGGCAAACACTAGTGGTTTTAATACATTATCAATTTCTTGTTCTCCATCATATAATTCACGTGTAGAACGTATCAACTGTCTTTCTTTTATTAGTGAATCTAGTCCTTGTCTTTCTACGACTTTAAACCATTCTCCACCTCCTACAGCTTTCAAGGCAGAGATAACCCACACTTCAGCTCCTTGAGTTACAGCTGTAGACAGTTGTGAAAATTTTGTATTTGGTTTTCTCTGACCTGTCCTGTCAGGAAAATCATACACAGCAATTGTGATCTTTGGTTGACTTAGTTTTGGTATTGCATATAGACTTTCAATTGTGGGTGTAATTTTTGTTGTAGGCAAATCGCCATACAAAATATCAGGCTGATTCGTAGTCGAACAGCCCGCTAGTCCACAAAATAATCCAATCATTACCAACAATTTTATAAGCATACTAAAACTGAAAATCTCCTACTGGCACAGACATAGTGGTTGTTGTACCATCTGGCTGTGTAATCGTTAATGTAATCGTCTCAGTCGTTGTATCTTTAACCCAATAGATTGTGGAACCTTCTACTTCAGCAGTACCAGATGTAGGACACTCGCCTGTACACTCAGTACCAAACATATTATCAACTAACTGCTTTGATAGATTTGCATAGATACGACTTTCAACGTTCTTAATGAATTTGTTGATTGTAGTATTTTCTTCTTCTCGTTTCGCAGCCGCTTCAGCAGACTTTTGATCGTCTTTGATTTTGTTTTCTCTGTTATATCTTAATTGTTCTAAAGATAAAACATGTGTGCTGTATCCGTTGCCCGAAAATGACGGATTAGAAAATTCATGTACCATCTCGCTAGACCGTGTATCGGTTATGACGGAAACAAACGCAAGTGTACCTAGGATTAAAAATAGTGACCTCATACACACTATTTATAAGTCTGTATCTTGCTTTTTGTTTTTCTCTTTAAGTTCTAAGGCTGTATTGAGTTTGGATCTCAATCGAATTATATCGTTGTCTAGCATACGTACTCTGTCAATCAGAGCAACCAATGTAGTCATTGTCGTATCTAGTTTTTCGATGATTTGTGTGGTGACATATTGATAGATGAACCAGATGAAATATCCCATAGCAACAGCTGCCAGTGTGGCGAAACAGTACTGCTCGAGTATTTGTAATATGTCCATTTTAGTCTTTTCTGGCGTCTTCTTTTCCGTCAGACCTACTCAGTCTGTCCATATCTGGTTTCAATCCTAAGGCATGTGACACCAGCAAATCAAGTTTAATCATATCATGGTTCATAGTTTTAATTCTATTGTCTAAAGATGCTATAATACCAGTAATGGATTTAACTTGTCCTACAACGCCTGCAAGGATATAAGTTAAAATTACGTATATGAAAATACCCATAGTCACAGCAGCTGCGACAGGCAATCCAAATTTAATCAGAATATCAAAGAATAATTCCATATGTCTATTTATAAATTAAAAAGGGGCGCCGAAGCGCCCCTCAAAGTAAAACAGGAGAGAATGTGGATTAGTCTTCTTCTACTAATTTTGAGAAGTAATCCATAGTGTCATCGTCACCACTGTCGTCAAATGACTTAGTAGGTGCGCTAGACGGTTTTGTTTCACTTTTCACTACAGGTGCTGATTCCTCATCATCAACGGTGGGAGTTTCAATTTTATCAGCTGTTGTAGTGTTTCCAGTTCCGAATACAACTTTCTCGTATCTCGCTTTTAGAGCATCATATGATTTGAAGTTGCTTGGATCTGAAAACTCTTTCAAAGCAAATTGTTGTTTCCAAGTTGCTTCAATTTTGTCATCGTCTTCAGCAAGTTTCGATGGTGATTCAAATTCTGATTTGTCATAGTTCCAATAACCATCAACTTTTCTGATTTTCAATTTGAAGTTTGCACCTTCCCAAAAATCAAATGGGTTTAAAGGTTTCTCATCTTCAAATGCTGGCTGCATCGCTTCAGTAATCTTGTCAAAGATTTTCTTACCAAACTTGAACAGTTTGATTTGACCTTCGTTCTCAGGATTCTTAGGATCAGCAACTACCATAATATTAGTATAGTATGTTAGTTTTCTTTTTCTCTTACGTGCAATCTCTTTATCAGATTCTACACCAGAGTTCCACAGTTTACTGTTTTCCTCAGACACAGGATCTTTTTTATTCATTGTCGTAAGTGAGTTTTCGATGTACCAACCACCAGGACCTTGGAAAGCATGTGACCATACTCTTGCCCATGGTAATTCTTCACCTTCTACTGCCGGCA